ACTCGAAAGGCATAAACCCGCCCGGGCCGGGGTTCCCGCCCGATGGCGGCGAATTGCGAGGAAAACCCAATGGGATCAAGAGGCAGGAAGTCTGCGGCGGCCATGTCGGTGCCCGCGGTCGGGGCGGAGGTCGTCCCGCTGAAGTTCGCCGGCCCGAAGCGGCCGAACGTGACGCTGACGCCCCGGCAGGCGGTGGTCTGGCGCTCGGTGATGGACTCGCCGATCTCGGAGCTGATCGAGCCGGAAGCCTACCCGTTGCTCTACGAGTACTGCCGGGTAAGCGAGCAGGCCGAGAGGGTTGCGGAGATAGTCAACTCGATGACCGACGAGCAGCTCGTCTCCGACGGAGGGGCCGCTCGGCTGGACCGTTATCTGGCGTGGCAGGAGCGGATCTCCCGGACGCTCTCGAACCTGGCCGTGAAGCTCAGGATCGCGCCGTCGGCCAGGACGCACAAGGACCATGCAGCCACAGTCGCAGCCAAGCCCCGCGGCGCGAAGCCGTGGGAGGGCTAGGAAGTCCAAGAAATTACTGACCCGCGGCGAGCGCAACGCCGCGTGGATCGAGCGGTACTGCAGGGTCCCGGAGGGCATCCTCGTCGGGAAGACGATCCGGCTCTCGACCGAGCAGCGGGATTGGCTCTGCCAGATCTACGACTCGCCGACGCGGACGTTCATCCTCTCGATGGGGCGCAAGAACGCGAAGACCACATTCGCGGCGCTCCTGGTCCTGCTCCACCTAGTCGGTCCTGAGGCGGCGCCCAACGGGCACCTGTTCTCGGCGGCTCAATCGAGGGACCAGGCGGCGATCCTATTCGGTCTGGCGGCGAAGATCGTGCGTATGTCGCCGGATCTAAAGCGATTCGTGACGGTTCGGGATACGGCGAAGCAGCTCTGGTGCGAGGAGCTTGGGACTCTCTTCCGGGCGCTTTCCGCCGAGGCTTCGACGGCCTACGGGCTCTCGCCATCGTTCATCGTCCACGACGAGCTGGGGCAGGTCTCCGGGCCGAGGTCGGATCTCTTCGAGGCACTGGAGACCGCGAGCGGCGCGCAGGCGAACCCGCTGTCGGTGATCATCAGCACGCAGGCGCCGACGCCGGCCGACCTCCTCTCGACGCTGATCGACAAGGCGCTACAGGAGCCGGACGCGCGGGTCAAGGTGGTGCTCTACTCCGCGCCGCTCGAGGATCCGCCGTTCGACGAGGCGACGATCCGCAAGGCGAACCCGCACTTCGACGCGTTCATGAACAAGGACGAGGTGATGCGGCAGGCCGAGGAGGCGAAGAGGCTCCCGGCCCGAGAATCGGCGTTTCGGAACCTGATTCTCAACCAGCGGGTCGAGGCGCACAACCCGTTCGTCGCCCGCGCAGTCTGGATCGAGAACGGCGCGCAGCCGACGTTCGACCGGAAGAAGAAGCTCTACGGCGGCCTGGACCTCTCGGCCGTCAACGACCTCTGCGCGCTCGTCTGGGTGACCGAGGACGGGGACGTCTACCCGACGTTCTGGCTGCCGGGCGAGGGGCTGCTCGAGAAGGCGCGGAACGACCGGGTCCCTTACGACCTCTGGGCGCGGGACGGCCTGTTACTGACGACGCCCGGTCGCTCGGTCGAGTACGAGTACGTGGCGAATTACCTGAAGACATTCTTCCGCGAGAACACCGTCCAGGCGCTCGCCTTCGACCGGTGGAACATGCGCTTCCTCCGGCCGTGGCTCGAGAAGGCCGGGTTCACGGCGGGCGAGCTGGAGCGCTTCAAGGAGTTCGGGCAGGGCTTCGTATCGATGTCCCCGGCGCTGCGGGCGGTCGAGGAGCGGCTGCTCGCGAAGCGGTACCGGCACGGGAACCATCCGGTGCTCACGATGTGCGCGAGCAACGCGGTGGTCGTCACGGACCCGGCCGGGAATCGGAAGCTGGACAAAAGCAAGGCGCGGGGCCGGATCGACGGGCTCGTCGCGCTCGCGATGGCGCAGGGGGTGATCCCCGACAAGCCGCCGCCGCAGTACCGGATGATGATCCTCTAAACAGAGATCCTCCCCTTGATCCCGCTTCGGCGGGGTTTCTTTTTTCAGGAGGCTGAATGCCTATCCCCAAGCCGAACGACGGCGAGAGCCAGGACGACTTCATCGGTCGGTGCATGGGCGCGCTCTCAGACGAGTTCCCGGACGAGGCGCAGCGGGCCGCGGTGTGCCATTCCGCGTGGGACCAGAAGTCGATGCCGCTGCGGCGAGCATATTCGACGTTCGTCGTGAAGAGTATCTCGGAAGAGCAGCGGATCGTAGAGGGCATCGCGACCACGCCAACGCCGGATAACGTGGGCGACATCCTGGAGCCTCTGGGGGCGAAGTTCACGATCCCGATGCCATTCATCTGGCAGCACGACCATGAGCACCCGATCGGCGAGGTCTTCGCCGCAACCCCGACGAAGGCCGGCATCCCGATCAAGGCTCGGGTCAAGAATATCCCGGAGCCAGGCAGGCTCAAGGACCGCCTCGACGAGGCGTGGCAGTCGATCAAGTACGGCCTCGTCCGCGGGCTCTCCGTGGGGTTCAGGGCGAAGTGGGAGAACGTCGAGCCCATCAAGGGAAGCGGCGGCCTCCACTTCAAGCAATGGGACTGGCTGGAACTCTCCGCGGTGACGATCCCGGCGAACGTCGAGGCGTCCATCGCGACCATCAAGGCGGCTGACCTCAAGCAAGCGTCGCCGCATGTCAAAGCGCCCGGCGTCTCGGGCTCAACCTCAAGGAAAGTAGCCATGAAGACGTTCAAGGAACAGATCGCGGGATACGAGGCGACGCGCGCCGCGAAGGCGGCCGAGGCGGCCGAGATCATGAAGGGCGCAGGGGCTGAGGGCGAGACCCTCGCGGCGGACAAGCAGGAGGCGTTCGACACGCTCGAGCGCGAGATCGACGCGATCGACGGTCACCTCAAGCGCCTGCGAGTGGCCGAGAAGCTGAACGCCGAGAGCGCTGCGCCGGTCGACCAGTCGGCCGCGCTCGGACAGGCTCGGCCCACAGTGCCGGCCTCCGTGAAGATGAAGTCGAACCTCGAGCCTGGCATCCGCTTCGCGCGGATGGCGATGGCGATCGCACGCGCCAAGGCGGGATCTTCGCAGGGCGGCGGGACGGCGGAGGACCACTACCGGCGCGACCGCGCATGGATGGACTCCGCTCCGGAAGTCGCCCTCGCGCTGAAGGCCGCCGTGAACGCTGGCGACACGACCACGGCGACGTGGGCGTCCGAACTCGCCTATGCGCAGAACATCGCGTCCGAATTCATCGACTACCTGCGTCCGCGGACGATCATCGGGCGGGTCTCCGGGTGGCGCAACGTGCCGTTCAATGTGCGCGTGGCAAGCCAGACCTCGGGCTCGACGGGCTACTGGGTCGGGCAGGGCAAGCCGATCCCGATGAGCCAACTCGCGAACTCGAGCGTCTCTCTGGGGATCGCGAAAGTCGCCGGCATGGTCTCGATCGACAAGGAACTTGCGCGGCTCTCCACGCCGTCGGCCGAGCTGATGGTCCGTAACGATCTGGCCGCCGAAGTGCAGGAAACGCTCGATCTCTCGCTGATCGACCCGAACCAGGGCGGGCAGACGAACATCCAGCCGGCGTCGCTCCTCTACGGCGTGACCCCGGTGACGCCGAGCGGCACGAACTACGCCGCCTTCGTCACGGACGTGAAGAGCCTGTTCTCCACGGCGATCACCGCGAACCTCGACATCTCGCAGGCGGTCTGGGTGCTCTCGCCGACGACGGCGCTCGCGCTCTCACTGATGGTCACGTCGCTCGGCAATCCGCAGTTCCCGGGGCTGACGATCAACGGCGGGACGCTGATGGGTCTTCCTGCGATCACGACCACGCAGGCGACGATCGCCGGCTCGCCCCAGTACGCGAACATCATGGTGTTGATCTTCCCAGGAGAGGTCTTCCTCGCGGACGACGGCACGGCGATGGTCGAGGCGAGCGACCAGGTGGCGATCCAGATGGACAACGCGCCGACGAACCAGTCGACCGCGACGGCCACGGCGACGACGATGGTCTCGATGTTCCAGACCGAGTCGATCGCGATCAAGGCGGTCCGGTACATCAACTGGGCGAAGGCGCGCTCGCAGGCGGCAGCCTTCATCCAAGCGGCGGCCTACGCGTAACAGCCTCGTTGCCATAGCGAGTTGCCCCCGGGAGACCGAAACCTCCCGGGGGTCCTTTTCGAACAACGGATGAGGGGCCAGCGTCATGGCAGATGGGTACATCCGAATGATCTCCGAGCAGCGCCACGAGTACTGTGGGCGCTGGCTCGAGCCGGGTGAGGCGTTCGACGCGGAGGCGCGCGACGTCCACATCCTAAAAGTGCTCGGGCGCGCACGCATCGCGGACGAGGACCTGACATACGGCACGCGCGCGATGACCGCGCGCCGCGGCAAGCGCCAGCTGCAGTGAAACTCCTGTGAAGCTCCTCGGCTGGCAGGTGCCATTCACCAAGCAGACGGACCAGAACACGGTCACGCCCATCGGCGAGCCGCTGCGCCTGTCCTCCGCGATGGGGTGGATCGTCGAGGCGTTCGGCGGGATGTGGTCGCGGAACCTAGTCCTCGACAACACCAACACGCTGCTCGCGAACTCGGCCGTCTATGCCTGCGTGTCGCTGATCTCCGGCGACATCGCGAAGATGCGGATCAAGCTCCTCCGGCGGCAAGGGAACTTCTGGCCGGAGCTGACCGAGGACGAGCAGTCGCCGTTCCTCAAGGTCTTGAGGATCCCGAACAGGTATCAGACTTGGTACCAATTCGTCGAGCAATGGCTAATCTCGAAGTTGATCTGGGGGAACACCTACGTCCTTAAGGAGCGCGACTCCCGAGGGGTCGTGCGGGCGATGTACGTCCTCAACCCGCAGAGCGTGTACCCGCTCGTGGCGCCGGATGGCGACGTGTTCTATCGGATGGGGAAATGGGACCTCGCAGGACTGGAGGACGCGGTCACCGCGCCGGCGAGCGAGATGATCCACGACCGCGCGAAGTGCCTGATGCATCCGCTCGTGGGAGTCCCTCCGCTCTACGCCGCGGCGATGAGCGGCACGCAGGGCAAGTCGATCCAGACGAACTCGTCGGTCTTCTTCAACAACATGTCGCGGCCGAGCGGACAACTTACAGCGCCGGGTCACATCGACGACGAGACCGCGCTTAGGATCAAGGAGACGTTCGAGCGGAACTTCTCCGGCTCGAACATGGGCAAGATCATGGTGGCCGGCGACGGCCTGAAGTTCGAGACGTTCTCGATCCCGGCCGAGCAGTCGCAGTTGATCGAGCAATTGAAGTACACCGTCGAGGACGTCGCCCGGCCGTTCCACGTCCCGCTCTACAAGATCGGCGCCGGCCCGGTTCCCTCCCTCGGGAGCGTCGGCGCGCTGAACCAGGAGTATTACCAGCAGGCGCTGCAGCCGCATATCCAGTCGATCGAGTCGCTGCTCGACGTCGGCATGGAATTGCCCAACGACCTGGACGTCTCGTTCGACGTCGACGCGCTAATGCGCCTCGACCCGAAAGGCCGGATGGAAGCCGCGGAGATCGGCGTTCGGTCCGCGATCCTCAAGCCTGACGAGGCGCGGGCCGCGGAAGGCAAGCCGCCGGTCCCTGGCGGTAACAGCTGCTACATGCAGCAGCAGAACTACTCGCTCGAAGCGCTCGCGAAGCGCGACGCGCAGGACAATCCGTTCTCCATAGCCACAGCGGCGCAGCCTCCACCGGAGGTAGAGGACGACGAATCCGAAGACGACGAGGACGTGACCGAGGAGCAGCAGCGGTCCTTCCTCAAGCGCTTCGGGGAGGATCTTAGATGCGCCGCCTAGACGACCTCGCCTCCGAACTCGCCAGGCTCGTCCGCGAGTACGTCTCCGAGCGCGCCGCGCTTCTCGAATCGAAGATCGCCGCGAAGATGGAGCTGATGGAGGTCCGGCAAGGCCCCGCCGGTCTACCTGGCCAGAAGGGAGACCCGGGAGAACCAGGAGAGCGAGGTGAACAGGGCGAGCGCGGCGAGAAGGGCGAGCCAGGGGAGAGGGGCGAGAGGGGAGAAAAAGGCGAGAAGGGGGAAAAGGGCGAGGCCGGGGCAGACGGCCTTCATGGAGAGAAGGGCGAAGCAGGAGTCCGGGGCGAGAAAGGTGATCCCGGCGAAAACGGCGTTGACGGCAAGGACGGGCTTGATGGCAAGGACGGCGAAAGAGGCGCGCCCGGGATCGACGGGAAAGATGGCCGGGACGGCATAGATGGTAAGAATGGCGCCGATGGCCTGAACGGCAAGGACGGCGCGCCAGGATTGAACGGCAAGGACGGCATCGCGGGCGCGAAGGGGGAGGATGGCCGGGACGGGAAGGACGGCCGCGACGGGAAAGACGGCAACATCGGCAAGGATGGGAAGGACGGGGCGAACGGTCGCGACGCGGCCGAGCTGCCGATCCTCTCGACCATCGACCTCGAGCGCTCCTACGCGCCTGGGCAGTGGGCGCGGTTCCGCGGCGGGCTGTGGAAGTCGGAGTCGCAGACCAATGGCCTCGAGGGCTGGACCTGCATGGTCAACGGCCTGCACGAGACCTCCGCCGAGATGGTCGGCAAGTGTCTGACGGTGACGATCAGGCACTCCGACGGCACCGAGAGCGCAATGAGCCGCGTCCTGCCGGTGATGATCGACCGCGGCGTCTGGTCAGAAGGGGAGCCGTACGACAAGGGCGACTCCGTGAGCTACGCGGGCTCGAGCTGGATCGCGCAGGTCGACATGCCGACCGAGCGGCCCGGGACGGGGCAGCAGTGGCGGCTCGCGGTCAAGCGTGGCCGCGACGGCAAGGACGGCAAGAAGTGAGCTGGGACATCCGGGAACTGACGGCTCCGACCTACGAGCCGGTGACGCTCGACGAGGCGAAGCTTTGGTGCCGGATCGAGGACGACGACGACTCGCAGGACGCGATGCTCCTCCTGCTGATCTACGCAGCGCGGGAGCGCGCGGAGGCGATCACTGCCCGGGCGTTCGCGCGCCGGACGTTCGAGCTTTCGATGGACGCGTTCCCGGAGGGCTCCGAGCCGATTGAGATCCAGAAGTCTCCCATCGTCTCGGTCGAGTCGGTGACCTACGCCACCGCGGACGGCGACGTCGCGATCGGCGGATCGCCGAGCGAGTTCCTCGTGGAGGTCCGGGGCGACAAGCTCCCCGGCAGGCTAATGCCGCTCTACGGGTCGAGCTGGCCGACCGCTACTCCCGAGGCCGGGTCGGTGCGGATCAGGTTCACCGCCGGGTACGCTCCCGGCAAGATCCCGCGGCGCGTGAGGCTCTGGATGCAGCAGCGGATCTCGTCGTGGTACGAGTTCCGGGAACATATCGTCGCCGGATCGGCGAACGCGCTCCCGAGGGACTTCGTCGACGGGCTGCTGGACGACCTACGGGCGCGGACGTTCTTCGCGTGATCCTGCAGCGGCACTCGAACTGGCCGAACGAGAGACTGTCGACGGTCTCCAAGGGCTGGGAGGGCAGGACGGTCGTCTGCATCGCCACCGGCCCTTCACTGACCGCCGAGCAGGTCGAGCAGGTGCGGCTCTCTGCGGTGCCGACGATCACGGTCAACGACGCGTACCTGATGGCGCCGTTCGCGGCGGTGACATACTTCGCGGACCTGAAGTGGTGGAAGTGGCACAAGGACCGGGCAGAGTGGAAGGCCTTCCAGGGGCAGAAGTGCAGCATCTGGATCGGCGGCGAGATGCCGGCGGACACGGCGGTCTACCTCCTCCGGAACGTGCCGGAGCAGAATGTCGGGCTCTCGCGGAACCCGGGGGCCGTCTGCACCGGGTCGAACAGCGGGTACCAGGCGATCAACATCGCGACGCTGGCAGGGGCCAAGCGCGTGGTCCTGCTGGGCTACGACGCGCAGTCGGTCAATGGCAGGGACCACTACTTCGGCGCGCACCCGGACAAGTCGAAACCACCGTACGACGCGATCAGGATCCGGTTCCGCGAGGCGGTGGCGGCGGCGAAGGCAATCGGGGTTGAGATCCTGAACGCGACGCCTGACTCGAAAATCGAGGCCTTCCGGAAGGTGACGCTTGCCGAGTGCCTACAACCTCCTGCGTGATCGGCCGTGGTATCGGCGCGAGGCATTCTCGCGCGGGCTGCGGGCGGCGGGCTACGCGGTCCGGGAGTGCAATCCGGTCTCCGTCTCCGTCGGCGACGTCCTGCTGATCTGGAACCGTTACGGGACGTGGGAGGCCGAGGCCCGCAGGTTCGAGCAGGCTGGCGGGACGGTCCTCGTGGCCGAGAACGGCTACATCGGGCGCGGCGGGACGGTGCCGAAGTTCGCGGTACACACCGCCCAAGGACCGCGGCCGGACGATTACTATGCCCTCGGCCTCGGGCACCACAACGACGACCGCGCGTGGGTGGCCGGAGGCCCGGAGCGCTGGCCGCTGCTCGGGCTCGAGATCAAGCCGTGGAGGACCGAAGGTAGACACGTCCTGATCCTCCCGAACCGGCCGTTCGGCGAACGCGGGCGCGCCATGCCGGACGGATGGGCCGAGAAGGCGGCGTCGAGGATCAGGGGCGAGACCGACCGCGAGGTCATGGTCCGCGCGCACCCCGGGAACGACGCGCCGAAGAGGCCGCTCTCCGCCGACCTGGAGGGCGCTTGGGCGGCGGTTGTGTGGTCTTCAAGCGCCGGGGTCCACGCCCTGCTCTCCGGGATACCGGTATTCTGCGCGGGTCCGTACTGGTCGATGAAGTCGGCCGCCTCGACCGGGACCGTCGAGGACCCGACGCTGCCAGACAGGGCGCGGGCGTTCCATCGGCTCTCTTGGGGCCAGTGGACCTGTGCCGAGATAGAATCCGGGAGGCCGTTTGCTCGTCTGCTGTCCGCAGCCAGGGAAGGCGAAGTCGCGTGAGATCCTCGAAGCGCTTAGAGCAGGTCATCATGAGGTTGTACCCATCCACGGCGATCGTCGACGTAACGTCGTCGCGTTCTTCGGGGTCGTTGGACTTGAGCGCGACTTCCTTGACGTCAGGCGCGATTCTGACAGTGACTACCTTTACGGTGACAATGCCATGGTCGACCGGCTCAGAGGGAAGTTCTTCCGCTTCGCGCGGAACGCGTTCCAGGTCTCCACGCTCCAGCCGCCGGATTACCGCAGGCGCATCGCGCAAAGGCTCTTCGTAAGGCCGTGGCAGCGCGGCGGGAAGCACGTGGTCGTGGTCGAGCAGTCGGCGCATTTCCTGGCGCTCTCTGGGACCGGGACGGACTGGCTCGCCAGGACGCTCGAGGTGCTGAGGCGCAGCACGTCCAGACCGCTTCGGGTGCGGCGCTGGAACAGGGACAAGGGCGGCGCCGCGGCGACGCTAGGGGCTGATCTGGAAGGGGCTTGGGCGCTCGTGACGCACATGAGCGCGGCGGCCAACGAGGCGCTCCTGGCCGGCGTGCCGGTGTTCGTGACTGGTCCCTGCGCTGCTACGCCACTAGCATCGGGGCCGCTCTCCGAGATCGAGAAACCGCGTTATATTGACGGCCGCGAGGAGTGGGCTGCCGGCCTAGCGAACTCCCATTGGACGATGGACGAGTTGAGGGACGGCACCGCCTGGAGGAGGCTGAGCGAGTGAAGGGCTGGATCGCCGTTCCCGGCATCCGCGAGGTAGCGGACCGGACGCTCGACGAGCAGATGCGCGGCCTGCGGGAGGCTTTTCCCGAGGCGAAGGGAAAGACCGTACTCGACCTCGGCTGCGCCGAGGGACTCATCGGCCGCGAGTTCGCGCTGGCCGGCGCCTCTCGGGTCGTCGGGATCGAGTCGCTGGAGGAGCACCTCACGGTCGCACGGATCGCCTGCGCGGACGCGCCACAGATGGAATTCGTCCAGGCGTACTTACAAGATTGGATCGCTGCGCACGACCCGCCGGAGCAGTTCGACGTCGTCTTGGCATTGGGCATCATCCACAAGATCGGCGACCCGGGGTGGGCGCTGCGGTTCGCGTGCCGATCCTGTCGAGAGTTGCTGCTCTTCCGCGCCCCAGCGCACGCGTGGAACGGCTGGGTGACCGCGAAGCATCAGACGATGGGCAAGCACAGGGCAAAGTGCCACGTGCCCAGCGTGATGGAGGAGGAGGGCTTCTACTTCTCGCTGAAGATCGACGGCGCGAGGGGCGAGGCGGCCGAGTACTGGCGACGTAGGAAGAGCGCGTGAAGATAGTCATAAAAATAGAGAACTGTGTCGGCAACGTCTGGATCGACGGCAAGAAGATCGACAAGGTCAAGGAATACTGCGTAAGGCATCGCGCTGGCGGGCCTCCGATCGTGGAGATCACGACGCTGGCCATTCCGAATGAGTTCGAGTATCTGGCCGACGGCGTCACTGAGCTTAAGTATCTGCCAGGCAACATCAACGTGAAGGTCGAGTGACGACGCTCACCGCTTACCTCGACCTCGCGATCTGCCCGGTCTCCTACGACGCCGTGATCTTCATGGCGCAGGCGGAGATGGAGCGGCGGAGAGTTGGCGCCGACAGGCTCTACGTCTGCGTCGTCGGCGAGCCAAGGCTGAAGCCGCAGTACGACGAGGCCGAGGCTGATTGGCGACTCTGGAACATCGTCCTCCCTGCGGCGAAGCTCTTCGGAGCGCGCGTGATGCTCGCCGCGGACTGGCTCCAAGCCGAACGGGTAGCAAGCACGAAGGACTGGAAGCAGTGGCCGCCGGACTGGCGGAAGCAAACGCTCAAGAAGCGGTGGCACCTCGTCGGAGGACTGATCGAACGCGCGGAGTCTGGAGAGCAGATCGCGAGGCCTACTGCATCGGAGCATGCGCTCCGGGCGGTCAGGAAGATCGCCGCGGGCCGCAAGTTCGTCACGATGACGATGCGGCAGACATATCTGACCGAGCGCAACAGCGACGAGGGGTCGTGGGGCGACGCAGCGCGTGCGATCGTCAAGAAGGGTTACTCGGTCCAGACGATCCGAGATACTGCGGTCGCGCTGCGAGAAGGTCACGGCTTCGCCGAGTTGAATCTCGATTTGCGAATGGCGTGGTACCAGACGGCCTCATACAACGTCGTCGCGAACTGCGGACCTGCCTCCCTGCTCTGGCTCTCGGATAGGCCATACGTCATGCTAGGCGCAGAGTATCCGGCCGATGAGTGGAACGGACTGTTCGTGCAGCAAGGCCTGCCGCTGGGATCGAACTGGCCGTGGGCGCTGCCGAGCCAGACGATCTCCTACGGCAAGGAGGTCTCCGAGACGATCCTCACGGAGTTCGATCGGTGGGAATCGGCGACGAGCTGATGGTAACCGGGATGGCGCGCGAAGCTCAGGCGCGCGATCCGAGACGGGTACGTATTGAGTACGAGAAGGGTAGGGTGAGATGGTCCGAGATCTGGGACAACAACCCGCGGATCGCCAAGTATGCGGAGGCGGGCGATTTTCAGGTCCTGCATCCAAGGAACGAGTACCTGCGGCCGTACTGCGTGGAGAAGACGGCCAAGCAGTGGACGTGGAGGGGCTATAAGCCGCCGGTCGGAGAGATCTATTTCAGCGACTCCGAGATGGAGTTCGGCAAGATGGCATCCGGTTTCGTGATCGTCGAACCGAGGATCAAGCACGGGGCGTCGCCGAACAAGGCATGGCTGGATAGGTACTGGCAGAAGTTGGCGGGCCTCCTGAGAGCAGAAAATCTGATGCTCGCGCAACTAGCGCCGAGCACGATCCAGACGATCAAAGGCGTCGGACTGATGCACACGGTCAGCTTCAGGCACGCTGCAGCGATCCTGAAGCACGCGCGGCTCGTGATCACGGTAGAAGGAGCGATGCATCACGCGGCGGCGGCGCTGGGAATTCCGGCCATCGTGATCTACGGCGGCTATATCTCTCCGGAGGTGACCGGCTACGAAGGGCAGACTGCGTTCTTCAGAGGAGGCGGATTGGGTTGCGGGATGCGCGTGCGCTGCAATCACTGCGCCCAAGCGATGGCGTCGATAAGGCCGGAGGAAGTTTTCGAGGCGGCGATGTCCGCGATGCGATGAGCTACGAGGACTGCAACGCGCTCGGCGGGATGACCGCGTACAACTGGGAGATGGACCCGAAGCGGCTCGCGTTCCAGTTCGCGCGCTACAAGCATGTGGCGAAGATGCTGGAGGGGAAGAAGCGCATACTCGAGGTCGGGTGCTCCGACGGCATGGGCGCTAGGATCGTCCGGCAGCACGTCGAATGGCTAGTCGGGATCGATTCGGACGAGGCGGCGATTCACCACGCTAAACGTCTCATGTCAGAGGATTGGCCGATACATTTCGAGGCGCGGGATTTCATGATCGGCGAGCCTCTCACGGACTACGATGCGGCGTACTCTCTGGACGTGCTAGAGCACTTCGAGCCGAGGAAGAGACACGATTTCCTCGCCAGAATGTCTCTAGCCGCTCCGATGGCGATCGTAGGAACGCCATCACTGGAGTCTCAGGCTCATGCCTCCGAGATCAGCAAGCGAGAGCATAAGGGATGCCTCACGAAGGCTGGGCTCAGGATCGCTATGGCTATGCACTGGAAGCACGTGATCGTCCTGGGAATGAACGATGAGACGCTCCACACTGGTCACGATGCGATGACGCACTACCTGCTAGGGATAGGGATCGACTGATGGCGCTCGATCGGATCAGCATGGAGATGATCGGAGAGCGCGCCGTCAAGCGCTCGGTCCTCTGCCTCGGCTACCCGGACATGCCAGACGGGATGGACGCCGTCGGATGGCTGGACAAGTGCGGGGCGACCGCCGTCGACGTCGTAGACCTGATCGCGCATAAGGGCTGCGAGCGGATAGTGGACCTCAACGAGCCCCAGGAGTGGCCGAGGCGCTACGGGATGGTCATCAACCCCGGGACGCTGGAGCACTGCTTCAACCTTGGGCAGGCGTGGGCGAATGCGTGGGCCGCGGTGGACCTTCTAGGGCTGATGATGCACATCGCACCGGCGACGATGCTCAACCACGGATACTGGAACGTCTCGCCGGTGGCCTTCCGGGATTGGCTGAACATGAACGGCGGGGCCTTGATCGAGGAGCGCTTCGGCAGAAACGGGACCGCCGAGGACGTGAAGGTCGAGCCGATCAAGACGAGCAAATCCGGGCGCGGGCAACTCCCGCCGGAGACCGTGATCTACTCGCTGGGCGTCAAGGTGCTCGACCGTCCGTTGAAGTGGCCGACGCAGGCGCTCTACAGATGAAGGCGCTCTACGACCTCTCGCGGTACCTGACGTCATTCAACTTCTTTGAATGGCTGGTCCAGTCCGAGGCCGATGGCGCGACGGAGGTCGTGTTCGACGCGAGGCGGATACGGTCCGACAAGTGGCCCGCGGACATCTCGCGGAAGCGCTTCGAGTCTATCTGCCTGCCGGGGCCTGCGCTGATCGGCCTGCCGCACTCGGTCATCCAAACGGACGCCGACGCGCACCTCCTCGCGGGAGCGCGCGACTTCGGCGAACCTGGCGGCGCGCGGCTGGTGAAGTTCTGCCGTCGCGGACGACGTTTCAAGCGGCTGACCTCTGTCAAGCCGGGCGGCAGCGAGCGCTACACCGTGACGCTTCGGAACACCCAGCGGTCGCCGGCACGCAACTCGAGCGAGGAGATATGGCGTGATTTCGCGCGAGGCATCGGCGCGCTGGTGATCCCGGACTACGAGGCGGTCCCAATCCACCTGCACGACAGGATGGCGCTCTACGCCGGGGCGGAGATGAACTTCTTCTGCTCGAACGGGCCGGGTATCCTCTGCTCGCTCTCGCCCTACCCGTGCATGATGTTCAACACGCACCACGCGCGCGAGTCGTTGCTCGGTGATGGTATGAAGGAGGGCGAACAGTACCCGTGGATGATGCTCGGGAACCAGTTCGCAATCTGGGAGGAGGCGACCGGCGAGTCGCTGATGCGGCATTTCCTGGACTGGAAAGAACGTGTCCTTCGCATTGCCTAGACCGATCCCGTCGGCCGGGCTGGCAGCTTATCGCGCGGAACTCGACGCTCGGTTGATGTCGAGCGCAGAGTGCGCGCGAAATTGGTCCAAGTGGGCATTAGGATTCGCTCGAACTGCGCAGGTCGACTATCTTCCGATCAAGCTCGACGTGGAGAACGTCAGCAGGTGCAACTTTGCCTGCACGATGTGCGCGGTGTCCAAGTGGCCGAAGCGGCAGCGCGCGGCGGACATGTCGCTGGAGTCCTTCAAGCGGCTGATCGACGAGCAATACGGGCTCGTGGAGATCAAGCTGAACGGCCTCGGCGAGGCGTCGATGCAGGGCGACGACTGGTTCGCCATGATCGCCTACGCTAGAGAACGAAGAATCTGGGTGCGCGTCACGACGAACGCCTCCCTCCTGCACATCAAGAACAACTGCCGCAAGCTCATCCAATCCGGCGTGAACGAGATCGACATCTCCATCGACGGCGCTGACCGCGAGACGTTCGAGGCGATAAGGATCGGCGGGAACTTCGACCAAGTGATCGCGAACTGCGCGCAGCTCAACACATCGCTCGCGGAGTCTAAGCGGCCGAGCGCGAAGATGTGGACGCTCGTGCAGCGCAGGAATTGCGACAACCTCGCGCAGCACGTCTGGCTCGCGGCGGAGCTGGGCTTCAAGCATCTCGTCTTCTCGGTGCAACTCCACGGATGGGGCGATGAGGACCTGGCGAAGAGAAACGCTGCGGAGGAGGTCGGAATCGGCGAGGAGGAGGCGCGCCTTCTGGTACGACTCGGCGAGCGCAAGTCGGTCCGCGTGGCGTTCTGGGATGTCTCCGACAAGTTCGAGAACGCGGACGGCAAGCGCTGCCCGTGGCCGTTCGAGCGGTCGGTTGTGACCTCGGATATGCGTACCGTACCGTGCTGCATGATCGGCGACCCGGACAAGTTCGAGATCGGGAAGGGCAAGCAGTTCTCGGAGAACTGGCGTGGCGAGGAGTACGCCGACTTCCGACGCGCGCACTTGACAGGCGCGATCCCGGACGTCTGCCGGGCGTGCTACCGAGCACCGACCGCCGGAGTCGACTCGACGCTTGGGCGTCCGCCGACACCAGGGCCGGCGGGAGGTGCTTCTTGAAGGAAGGCTGATGACATACGCAAAAAGGCGGGTGAAGAAAGAGCGGACCAAGAAGTGCCACACCTGCTGGGGCGAGGGCAAGGTGACGAACCGGCTCGGTAAGCTCGTGAAGTGCCCGATCTGCGAGGGCACCGGCAAGGCCCCGGCCTGATGGCTCGGGCGCTGATACTCGGCGGCGGCTTCGCCGGCACGACCGCTGCGCATCTCTTGAAGCGCGAGGGCTGGGACGTCACGCTCGTCGAGAAGGAGCCGCATCTTGGCGGAGGATGTCGGACGTTCTTCCACGCTGGACATCCGTTCACATACGGACCGCGCGTGTACTACGGCTACAGCCAGCGCGTCTTCGACTGGGTTCACAAGTTCGTGCCGATCCGGCGCTTCCCGTTCGAGCTGCGGACGCTCGCGCATGAGCCGTTCGATTGGGACCGCAGGTTCTGGTCCTATCCTCCGCACGAAGAGGACATCGCGAAGTACCCGCGCGCCTCGCTGATTGAGCGCGAGCTTAACGAGCGGGACAACTCGGTAGAGCCGAAGGACTTCGAGGACTACTGGATCCGGAAGGTCGGGCCGACGATCTACGATATGTTCGTCGATCACTACTCGAAGAAGATGTGGATGATCGGCGACAATCGGATCTTCGACATCTTCAAGTGGAGCGCCAAGGATCGGCCGCTCGAGAGCGGGACGCGCGAGGCATACAAAGGTTCGCTGCTCGGCTATCCGAGTAAGTTGTCTGGATATAACGATTATTTCGACGCGATGGTTGATGGCGTTAACGTCGAACTATCAAGAACAGAGCGTCGTTATCCTTGGCTAGATGATCGCTATCAGTTTGATGCGATCATCAGTACGATACCAATCGATGAATTGTGCGGTCACGAACTTGGCGAGCTGCCGTACGTCGGCCGCGATTTCCATCTGCTCGTGCTGCCGTGCAAGCAGGTATTCCCTGGCGATGTCCGGTTCTGCCACTACGCTTCGCCGCGCGACGAGTGGACTCGGGTGACGGAGTTCAAGAAGATCACCTACCACGAGAGCGAGGACACGCTCCTCGTGCTAGAGAAGCCGAGCAAGGCGAACAAGCTATACCCGTACCTCACGAAGGCGAACGAGGCGAAGGTCCGCGAGTATATGGCGCTCCTGCCTCCGAACGTCCACTCGATCGGGCGGCTCGGGACCTACAAATATTCTACGATCGAGCAGACGATCGTACAGGCGTTCGCGTGCGTCGCGAAGATATTGGGCAAGCCTTCGGCAGAAGGGATCGAGGGTGAGTGGCGCGGGATCGGCGACGTGTCGATGATGAAGGACAGGAGGGAAGATGGCGAAGGGAATGAAGTGGCCAAAGAAGTAGCGAGACCGTGGCCGTTCCCGACTGGCAACATTAGGGTGACGGACAAGCTCATGACGCCGGCCAAGCAATATGGTCACCAACGGAACCCGAACTAACAGGATCAATGGGAAACCTTTCGACGAGAAGGTATTTCGATAACTACGTCCGTGCTCACTGGGCGCTAGAGACGCCTTACCCGGAGGGCGGCGCATAGATATGTTCCAGCACCAAGGGATGTTCCTCCCAGATGGCGAGCGGCACTTCCCAGAGTGGATGGATAAGAACGGCGAAATCGTCGACGGTCGCGGTACATATCAGATCAAGAAGTGGCGCGCCTGCCTGCCATGGGTTAAGAATTGGAGACGCGCGGTCGACGTCGGCGCGCACGTCGGCTTCTGGACCGTGCAGATGGCGCAGAGATTCACGATCGTCGAAGCCTTCGAGCCGGTGGCGGAGTTCCGAGAGTGTTTCTCCAGGAACGTCGGTGCGCGGGTGAACGTGAACCTGTATGGCGTGGCGCTCGGAGATAGATCCGCGACCGTCACGATGAGGCGAGATGCCGCGGACTCCGGTGGAACGCACGTCGGCATGGTCGGCGAAGCGTTGCCGACACCGCTCGCGACGCTCGACAGCTACCGATTCCAGGACGTCGACTTTCTGAAGGTGGACTGCGAGGGCTACGAGTTGGAGGTCCTCTACGGCGCGATGGAAATGCTCAAGCGCTGCAAGCCGTGCGTGATCGTCGAGCAGAAGGCCCACAAGATGAAGGCCAACTTCGGACGCGAAGGGCTGCCAGCATGCGACCTGCTGCGGTCCATCGGCGCGTTGATGCGAACCGCCATCGGCGGGGACTACGTCTTCGCGTGGGACGCGGACGACAGGTGAGCAGGCTCGAGCAAGGACCGGCAACGGAACTGATCCCAGAGCACAACACGTCCGAGAATGCCATCCCGAAGGGCTTCTACCTGGACGACGACTTCAGGTCGTGGGCGAAGTTCAAGACCACGTTCTCCCTGGTCCCGAACTGCTTCGAGGTGACTGACGGAGAGATACGCAAGCGGGCCGTCGGCGCGAAGCTCGTCCCGGACGTCGGGAACCAGATCGCGCCGTTCGAGAGCGCGATGCTGTTGCTCGTCAAGATGGCGCGCGACACGCACGCCGCCGGAGGGACGGTCCTCTTCTGCGGGAACGGCGGGTCGGCGGCGATCTGCAGCCACATGGCGGTCGACTGGACCAAGAACGGCGGGATCCGTGCGATGGCGCTCCACGACGCGGCGACGCTGACCTGCTTCGGCAACGACTACGGATACGAGCACGTCTTCGCCAAGCAGCTCGAGGCCTACGCCTGCGAGGCGGACATGGTCGTGATCATCTCGTCGAGCGGGCGCAGCCCGAACGTGCTGGCTACGGGGAGATGGTGCCGCGACAACCGCGTGCGGACTGTTACGCTCTCCGGCATGGAGCACACTAACGAGCTTAGACGGATGGGGGACTTGAACTTCTACGTACCGTGCAGGGACTACGGGATAGTGGAGCTGGCGCATACGTTCCTGCTCCACGCTGTGGTCTCCGTCAAGTGGCCGATGTGATAACGGTTCTCGCGAACGGCTGCTTCGACCTCTTGCATGCCGGACATATCAGGCACCTCCAGGAAGCTCGATCGATGGGAGACAGGCTGGTCGTGAGCCTAACGCTCGACGACTTCGTGGCCAAAGGCTCCGGGCGGCCGGTCTATGGGTTTACCGACCGATGGCTGATGCTATCGGCGCTCTCGTGCGTCGATATGGTGATCGGCGTCACCTCCCTTGCAGCAGCGATCCGAATCGTCCGCCCGCACGTAATCGCGAAGGGCGTGGACTGGAAGGAGATCGGCCTATTCCCGGAGGACCTCGCTGCGGCGCGAGAAGTGGGGGCCGAGATCAGGTTCACTAGGACGGCCAAGATGAGCACGACGGAGACTATAGAGAGGATCCGATGCGCGTCTGCGTGACCGGCGGGTGCGGCTACATCGGGTCGGCGCTCGTCCCGAAACTCCTGGAGGAAGGCCACTCGGTTCGGGTCGTGGACGCGATATGGTTCGGCAACAGGCTCGAGCCTCACGCCAATCTGGAGACGATCGAATACGATCTCCGCGGCGGAGACCCTCCGGTAGAGGGCTGCGCCGCCGTGATCCACCTCGCCGCCATCGCGAACGACCCGTGTGGTGATCTGCACGCGAGGCTAACGTGGGAGGTGAACGCCCTGGCCACGGTGAGGCTGGCTCAGAAGTGCGCGAAGCTGGGGATTAGGCAGATTATCTTCGCGTCCTCCGCTTCGATCTACGGCATCAAGGACAACCGCCCGGTGACCGAGGACGAGCCGTTCGAGCCGGTCTCCGACTACAACAAGACGAAGCTCGTCGGCGAGCGCGCGCTGCTCTCGTTCTCCAGTGACATGAACGTCCAGATCGTCAGGCCCGCCACGGTCTGCGGGTTCTCCCCGCGGATGCGTCTGGACGTGATCGTGAATATGCTCACCGCGCAGGCAATCGAGAAAGGTAGGATCACCGCGCACTGCGGCGCGCACGGCGGCAAGCTGATGCGGCCTCATACGCACATCGACGACCTGACCGACCTCTACGTCTGGCTCCTGGACCGGCCGCACCTAAAGGGGCCGTTCAACGCGGGGTTCGAGAACCTGTCTGTCGGGGACCTGGCCGAGGCGATCAGGGGCGAGACCGGCGCGGACGTAGAGTTCACCGAGGTCGCGGACAAGCGAAGCTACGCGGTCGACTCCTCCTCCTTGCGGCGGGCGGGTTTCGTCCCGCGATCCTCGGTGAACGATGCGATCCGCGAGATGGTCCTCGGGTGGAGGGCGGGCAAGATCAAGCGGGAGCCGACGTCGATCAACCTGGAGTGGATGCGGTCGCAGGGGATCGACCAATGAAGATCCTCGTCCTCGGCGCGAGGTCGTTCTACGGCAGGTGGTTCTGCGACGTGGCGAGGTCGAAGGGCCACGACGTCTTTGGTCTTTCCCGCCCGGAGTTCGACCTGCTCGACGCGGTGAAGGTCCAACAGGCGGCTGACCTCCATTACGAATACGTGGTCAACTTCGCGGCGATCAATATCGTCGCGGACTCCTGGCCGTTCGGCAGTCTTTACTACGAGGTCAACACGGCCGGGATGGCGAGGGTCGCGGATTCGTTCTCGTACCCGCACCTCGAGAAGTTCGTCCAGGTCTCGACGCCGGAGGTCTACGGGACGACTGGACAGGCCCTAAAGGAGGGGGCGCCGTTCAACCCGAGCACGCCCTACGCGGTCTCGAGGGCGGCGGCGGACCAGCATCTCTCGCTGATGCACAAAGAGTTCGGCTTTCCCGTCTGCTTCACGCGGACGGTGAACGTCTACGGTGAGCGGCAGCAAGATTACAGGATCGTCCCGCGTACGCTCTCCGCGTGCTACGGCGGACCGCGGCTAAAGCTGGAGGGCGGAGGCCGTTCCACTCGGTCGTTCATACACGTCGAAGACGCCGCGCGGGCGACGCTGCGCGTTCTAGAGGACGGCGCGGTCAGCGAGACGTACCACGTCGCCCACCCGACCAGGATCACGATCCGGTCGCTCGTGGAGCACATCGCCGAGATGTTCGGCAAGACGCTCGAGGACGTGGCGGATGAAGTCCCGGAGCGCGTCGGCAAGGACATGGCCTACGACCTCGACGACTCGAAGATCCGGCGCGAGCTGGACTGGCACGAGCAGATCGACCTCCCGGGAGGCGTCCACAGGACGATGAGGTGGTTCTGCGACCGGGAGATGGAGTTCGGCGCGTGAGGGTCATCCCGCTCTCGATCAAAGAGGCGGAGGAGTTCCTGAAGGCCCACGAGCGGCACTACAAGGCGCCGGTCGAGGCGATCTGCGCGATCGGGGTGGGAGACCAGGAGGGCGTCACGATCCACGGCGCGGCGATCCTAGGGAGGAGAGAACGCGACGTCGCGGAGCTGGCGCACATCTACTGCGACGGCGCGTCGCAGGCCTACTCGCTCCTCTACGGGGCCTGCTGGCGGGCGCTCAAGGCACTCGGCTACGAGAAGACTGTGCTATGAGGCACGGCAGGCGGTAGCGTGAGGTTCGGCGCGATCCTTCAGGCCTACGAAAGAGGCCTGAGGGACCGCATGGGCGAGTTTGAGTGCCCGGTCCACCTCTGCCTCGGGCAGGAGGACGTCCCGGAGGCCCTCAAGGATCTGCTACGCCCGGAAGACTGGCTCTTCTCGACGCACAGGTCGCACGGCCACTACCTCGCCAAGGGCGGGGATCCTGGCAAGCTGACCGCCGAGATCGAGGGCCGCGAGGACGGGATCAACGGCGGCTTCTCCGGCAGCCAGAGCTTCTCGGACGCCGCGATCAGGTTCCACTCGACCGCCATCGTCGGCGGGCTGATCGGGGCCGCGACCGGCGCCGCGCTGGCGCTGAAGTTCCAGGCCTCGAACGCGCTCTCGATCTGCTGCGTCGGAGACGCGGCTACCGAGCAGGGCGTCTTCTGGGAGTCGCTCAACTTCGCCTCCCTCCACGCATTGCCGATCGTGTGGGTCTGCGAGAACAACGGCCTCTCGGTCCACTCGCACTACCAGCAGCGGCAATGCGCGCCGCTGACCTCTAGGATCGCCGCCTTCCGCGTCCCAGTGGCGCGAGGGGTCGACGGCCTCAGGACGATACTCAAGGCGAGGACCGCCCCGGCGTTCGTGGAGGTCCCGTGCGAGAGACGGTGCAACCACGTCTCGGCCATGGAGGACCTGCGATGAACTTCATGCAGGCCGTCCGGGCGGCGCTAGACAACGCGCTGGCCGACAGATCCGTGGTCCTCCTCTCGCAGCTCGCTAGGTGGGGCCTCGGAGGGTTGACCTCCGGACTCTACGAGCGGCATGGAGACCGAGTGATGACCATGCCGGTCGCGGAGAACCTGATGCACGGCGCGGCGATGGGGATGGCTTTGGCCGGAATGAGGCCGGTGGTCCTCAACGAGCGGATCGACTTCCTGATGCTCGCGATGGACCCGCTCGTGAACCACATCCCGATCTGGCCGATGCGCGAGCGCATGAACATGCCGCTTACCGTGATCTCGGTCGTCGGAAAGGGGAAAGGACAGGGGCCGCAGCACTCCAAGAACCTGGTCGGTTGGTTCCGATCTCTGGACGGCTGGGACGTCCTCGAGCCTTCCTCGCCGGAGTCCGCGGCGGTTTCGCTGAAGTCAGCGATCTTCGGGTCACGGCCGACGATGTACGTGCTGCACAGGGAGTTTTTCAAGTCCGAGGGCGAGGTCTCGCTCCCGGTCACCGATCGCGTCCGAATCTGCGGCGCGTCTCAGCGCCACGAGCGCGCGTTCTACGAAGGAGACTGAAATGGCCGTTCAATACTCGGTTGCTGTGAACAACGCGCGACTGGACCAGATCGAAACCACGATCGGCACGAACGTCGCGCTGCTGATCTACTCCGGGCTTCCGCCCGCCACATGCGCGGCCGCACCAACCGGCACGCTGCTCGTCGCGATGAGCCTGCCGGCCGACTGGATGGCCGCGGCCTCGAGCGCGACCAAGGCGAAGACCGGGACGTGGTCCGGCACTGGCCTCGCGAACGGAACAGCCGGGTACTTCCGCGTCGCGAGCGGCTCGCCGACGGACGTCGCCGGGATCCAGGGCGTGATCGAGACGACCGGCGGATCTCCCACTGGAGACATGGGGCTCGACAACACGAGCATCAGCATCGGCCAGACGGTGACCGTGTCGACGTTCACGATCACGGCCGGCAACCAGTAAGAATATGGCCGGTATCTGGGATCGAGTTGCCGCGCCGACGGACACCTCCGACAGGATCTCGTCACATCTCCTGAAGGCGGCGATGTTCTTGAGCGCGACCGGCGTCTTCTCAGCGCAGCAGTTGATCGACGGGCTGAACTCGACCATCGAGAACCCTCTGACGTCGGAGGAGTTGTCTGAGCTTAGTACGATCAGGACGTCGATCATCAACGCCGCGACGCTGGCAGACAAGATCGGCATCCTGGACCGCTTCGACTCTCTGAACATCGCCGCTGAGCAGGGCGTGCTCACCAACGAAGCGGTCTATCGCGCTCAGTTGGGGATCTGAATGGCGCAGACCGTCTGCGTTGTAAATGCGGTCCTTCCCAGCGTCAACGGGCAGACGGTCGACTTCGTCAAGGAAGGGTTCGGCACTCCGTCCGCGGTCATCTTCATAGCAGGCGAGGCGAATACGTCAGCCAATCCGGCTGAGCACGCGAGGATCTCGATCGGATTCTGGGACGGAACGCAGGATTACGCGGCTGGGATATACAGCGAAGACAATCTCTCTACGATGGCTGCACGCAGAGGCGGCGTGCCTGGATCGTCTGTGATCATGGTGATCGGAACAGGCTCGGTGCGCGCTAAGTACGATGCATCGGCGATAACCGATGGCGTCAGGCTGACCATGACCGAGGACGTCACAGTCCTCAATCGCTATTGCACCGCGATCATGATCTCGGGTGTCTCAGCGAAATCCGGATCGCTGCAGATGAGCGTCACGCAGGACGCCTCCGTTGAATCTGGGTCCCTAGGGTTCGCTCCAGAGATGGTGTTCTGTTTGAGCATCGGCGTAAACGTAGAGAGCGATGACAATGAAATCAACGGGGTGATTTCGTTCGGGGTCGCTACAGCGTCTGCCCACCGGATGATCGCGTTCGGATCAAGCCATTCTGTTGCCGACGAACGAGCGAACATCCTGTTCAGCACCACGCGCTGCGTTGGACTGGTTAGCGCTGACACTAGTTTGTGGAATGGCGAGATCACCACGTTCGGCGCGGACACGTTCACGCTTACCACCAGGGATGGAGGAAGCGGGTCATACGTCTATTTTCTTGCGTTGGGCGGCACGGACCTGGACTTCGATCTCGGGACTCTAAGCACGCGAACCACCACCGGGTCCGATCAGGTCGCGACGACGATAAACCCGGACGCGGTCATCTTAGCTCTGACGACGGCTACCGGGACGTCGCTAGAGACCGGCTCCGGAGCCAACGGCTTCATGGTCGGTGTTGCCGACGACAACGGGCAATTCGCGCACAACATCTCGGTAAGCGACGGCTCTGGCACATCGAATTCCAATAGCACAGCGCATCTATCGCAGGCGATCGATCTCGACTCATCCGTCGGGACGACGCGGACCGACATGATCAACGCTACGGTCGTGTTCAACACGACGAACTTCGAGCTTTCCTACTCGACCGTCGACGCCACAGCGAGGAAGGGGTGGTGGGTCGCGTTCTCCGGTCAGTCGTTGACCTACACGCAGGAAAGCTACCGCTGGCGCTACGACGACGGCGACGAGGACGGCGCGACGTTCTCGACGTACCAGGACGAGGGCGGCTCTGCATCGATCAGAACCACGAAGCGTCTCCGCGTGATCGTCAACGTCGCCGGCAACCCCGGCAGCCCGGCAGGGAAGCAGTTCGAGCTTCAGTACAGGAAGGCCGGCTCGCCCACCGACGAGTGGAAGACGGTGCATTGACCTAAAGAGGAAACGACATGGGCCAGCTCTACACGGTCTCGCGCGGTACGCACGCGCTGAGCACGTCCAACGACTCGATCACGATCAACGTCCCGGCGGGGCGCGGCCTGAAGATCCACTACGGCGAGGTCACGGGCATGGCGTCCGCCGCGGCTGCAGGGGCTGAACTCGGAATCTTTCGCGTCACGTCGAATGGGGCAGGCTCTCCACAGGTGACGCTAGACCTCAAGGGCGTCGAGCCGAGCACGCAGGGAGTGGCCGGCTTCTCGGCCTCCTACTCCGCAGACGCGCAGCCCACGATCGAGTCCGCTCCGGTATGGCGATTCGCGTTCCAGCCGCTGGGAGGGAAGGACCGCTACCTCGCTCTTCCAGGAGGAGAACTGCGATTCTGGTCCGCGACGGCGCATCAGGTGAGCGTGCGCGGGATCTTCGGGACCTCGAACGCCGCGGTGCAACTCCTCGTCGAGCTTGAATAGTGGGACTGCGGATCGCCAGGTCGAGGGGCTTCACCAGGCCGACGTTCGTTAGGTCTGGCGCGACGCAGCTCGTCATCCCTGAACGAATCGCGGCCGGGCAGCTCTTCGAGCGCGTGGATGCGCTGTCGGCGTTCGGCGTCACGACGCAGAGGACGATCGACGCGGCACTACTAGAGCGCAGAGATTTGCTCTCTTCTTCGGCCAGCACTGCGGGCGCAGAGCAGATCACGATCACCGCGGCGAGCGCTTCGCTGGCGGACGTTCAGGACGCGGTCGATGACGCGGTCGACGGCGACGTGATTGGCATCCCGAACGGCTCTGCGACGTGGACTGGTGGAATCGTCACGACCAAGCAGATCAGGATCCGCGCGGTGAACATCACGCCGACCCCAGCCGGGATGGCGGGCACGGGCGCGACGACGCGCAACGTCGTCATCTCGAACGACACGCCTGCCGATAGTGGAACGGCGTTGTTCGACATGACTAGCGGGGACGATTACCACGTCGGGATCGGCGGAATCCAATTCAACGAGACCAGCCCGAACTCGGAGGCACCGGGACCGCATGTGCGTTTCCACGGATCTGGCACGAAAGTCCCGCTGATCTACGAGTGCATGTTCTCGGTCAAGGACCGGATCAGCGGGCAGGGCACGGGCTCCGAGTCCGGGTCCGCGATCGTCATGACCGGCAACGGCGGTGTGATGTGGAACTGCGTGATTTCCGGGTATGGGTGGAACACAAACCCCGGGAACGTCGGGCCGTTCAACGGGTGCATCGCGCTCAAGAAGCCGCTGAACGATCCTCCTGCTCCGGTGTGGACCGACGCGCACACCATCGGCACGGCAGATACGAACGGCCTAATCAATTTCTACATGGAGGATTGCGACTGCCTGATCGTAGCGGCGTGCCCGGACGTGGACGAGCACCAGCGCGCCGTGATCCGGTACTGCTCGTATCAGGGGTCGGGGATCGTGACGCACGGGTTCACGTCCGGTTGGGGAGGCCGTCACGTGGAAGTCTACAACTGCGAATTCCTGCAGGTGGACACGGACGTAGCTCTTGGACAAGGCGGGCTGGACCCTAACTTCGGGAGAAACGCGCCGCTCTGGATCTGGTGCCGCGCCGGTACCTACGTTATCACCGACAACTTCGTCGACGGCAGCGACATCGGCTACGGCTCCAGAGGGGCACTGTCGTGCAGCGACAACGTCGATCCTCCTGGAGCCTATCCGGTCCCCAGACAAATGGGATGCGGACATACCGGCGGGGCGGGCGGGGACACGTTCCCGCCTTACTACATCGACCCGATCTACATCTGGGACCAGACCGGAGGCAGCGGCGCGCGCTACTCGGTAGACGTTGCGGACATCCCTGACTGGACCGACCATGTGCAGGCGAACCGCGATTACTTTACGGCTGACGGAAGTCACCCCAACGGGCAAGCGAGACCTTCGTATACGAAGTTCACCTACCCGCACCCCGCGCGGGCGGTGGTGGAGGGCGCATAGATGGCGTTCGCGTTGGTCCAGAGCGGCGATACCGGAGCCGGCGGGACTGGGATCTTCCCGACCCAATCCCCGACCGCAGGGAACATCATCGTCGTGGCGATCAACTGGGAAGGGAATACTGGGGCGAACGACACCACGGTCGTGCAGAACGGCGGATCGTCGTTCGTGATGGGGACGAGGGTCGATACGTCCGGCGGGGATCACCATTCGCAACTCGGATACCTGTTCGACTGCACGACGACCAATATATTCGACTTCACGTTCCCGACGAACACCACCAGCCCTGCGGTCGCGATGGCCGAATTCTCATCGTCCGATACCGAGTCGTTCGACACGCAGAATACAGGCAGCGGAAGCGGATTGTCTCTTGCCTCGGGATCGATCAATCTTGGGGCTGCGGCCAATTGGCTCGTCCTTGGATTGGGCGGGTCTTACACCAGTTCTTCAACGTTCTCGGCGCATCAGATCAACGGCACGAACGCGGACGGGAGCCAAGCGGGCAGCAGCGGCGGCGGCGGTGGAGTGACGCTCTTCTGGAGGCTTCTCTCCGCATCGTTCACCGGTGGGACGGCGACCTGTACTCAGACCGCAAACGATGATTGGGTCTGCAACATTCTTTCGCTCAAGGCTGGGGTCGGCGTGGCGATCGTGACGGAGCAAGAGGGTTTCCGGTTCCGCAACGACGACGGCTCGGAATCCACCGCGACGTGGAAGCAGAACCAAGACGTGAACGCCACGATCGCTGTGGACCAGAACTTCCGTCTGCGCTTCCTGATCAACAAGCGGTGAGATAGATGGCGTTCCGTCTGGAGTGGTCGCAAGGCTCTCCGGACAACTGGCAAGTCGTCCCGGTCGGCCCGGAAGCGATAACGCCCATCACGCTCGTGGGCGTGTCCGCGCAGACGGCTGCCACCACTAGCGCGATCTCCGTTGCGCTGCCGGCGAACACGCTGCCGGGGGACTTCATCGTCGTGATGATCGCGGCGGGGGGAGACACTCCTGCCACGACGGACGTCATAAGCCCC